CATTTTCATCATCTTGTAATTTCATTAATGATGTTTTTTTACCTAAAGGCATTTGATTTTCTGTAATAGCAGTTGTATCTTCCTGCATATCAGTATCTAATAATGAATTAGATTTAATAGGTACTATACCGTAACTATTGTATATTTCTTTTTTATTAAATCCTGCTTTTTCTAAAAGAGGTACTTGGGTATCAACATACGATTTTATTGTGTCTGTATCAAACCCAGCTTGTGATAATTGTAAAGCTGTAATTTTCATAGTTATTCAAAGTCTGGCATTATAAACAAATCAGATATATCTAATGTTTCAACATTTTGTCCAGTAATAACACTAGGTAATCCATCTGTTCTCTTTATTAATTTTTTAGCTCGTTTTAAATAAGTAATAACATCTTCACCTTCATTTCTTGGAGGCATAACAAGATTAGCATTACTTGGTGTTTTACCTACAAAATATTCGTTAGGCATAATATAAAAAGATTGATCTGTAGCTGTTGGGCCAACAATACCTTTAATTTTGTTTTGTAGTTCATTTAATCTTTCATCACTTATAGTACCTTTATAAGTTTCAATTAAATCACCTAAAATATAATTTGGATGTCTTCTATTGACTAGCATATTTTCATATGTAAATCCTTTACGTTCACCTTCAGCAAGTAATCTATACATATTATTCATAGCATTATATGCTTCTTGGGTCATTTTTCCACTATCTAATGCACTTAATAAAGCACCTGTTCTTTCTTCTGGTGGTAATTGTTGTAAACTATTTAACATTCCTAACACACCTTCATCAGCACCTATTTCTTTCATCAACATAGATGTGGCTTTTGTAGTAATATCTTTTTTGTATGCGTTTCTACTTTTTGTTAATTCACCACTTTGTTTATATAAACTCATTGCTGTTTTAGGTTCTAACAATCCTTGAGCCATTAAATCCCAAATAACTTCTCTTTCTTTTTCAGTATCCATTGCACCAGAACCAATAAGATAAGTAGTCATTGCTAATGCTTGATTACCTTCTACACTATTCCAACTATTTTTACCATTTTTCATATTATTTAAAGCGGCATTGTAAGCAGTTCTCATAGATAATTTTGTGCTTGGTTCTAAGTCTGAATTTTCTAAATCAGCCATAAAATTTTTAGCATTTTCTTGACCTTCTTTAGTACCAGTTTCTAAACCAATAATTCTATCAACAAAATCTGTTTTAGTTATTTTGTCTTTTTCTTCTTTTTGTTTTGTGTGTAATGAGTTTTGATTAGTAAATTCATTTTGTGCTTGTTTAATTAATTCTTTTCTTAAATCATCATCAACAGTTAATTCTTTACCTTCAATATCAACCATTGTAAAATTTTTGTTTTTAAGTCTAGATGTTACATTGTTCCAATCTACTTCTTGGCTACCATTAGGTGACATAACAATTAAATCTTTTGTAGCTTGTAACATTCCGTATTTTACATTTGTCCAATTTTTAGTTGTTTCTTTAACTTCATTAAAAGTTTTTTCGTCAAACAAATTAGTTTCTACATTTTTCTTTAAATGTAATTCTGTATATAATTCATATTGTGCTTCTATTTGTGCTAATGAAGTAGCTTGTTCTACAGATGATTTGTATGCAGTATTTGCTTCATTAAAAGCATGACCTGCGTTTTTAAGTTTTTGATTATTAACTGCTTTAACTACATCATTTCTAGCTTCAAAAAATTTTTGATAATATAAAGGTTGGTATTCTTTCCAAGTTTGTTCATCTAATCCAGCTTTAAATTCTTTTTCCCATCCTGCCGCACTTTTGTCATAATCTAATAACCAATTATCTGGAGTTAAAAAATCTTGTCTATTTTGTAATGAATTTTGAAAATCAGAAGTTTTACCATACATCATAGCTGTTGATAAATCTTTATTAGTATTAATATCTAATCTTCTTAATTTAGCATCAATAGAGTTTTTTTTGTTAGCATATTCTGTAACTTTGTTTATTGCAGTTACACCAAGACTAGCTACAGCACCACCTGTTTGAGTACCTGTACTTAACGATCTACCACTATTAATAGTAGTACCACCTTCATTTTTATATCTTGGTATCTTCATATGTAATCCTATATTGAGCAGGGCTAAAACTATGACTTTTTACTGATCCATTCATATCAGTAGTAGTTTTAAAAGCCTTAAAATCATTACCTGCTTGTGGTATTTTTTTTGTGTAACCTTCAAATATCATTGTATCATGTTCCCAAACTTTTACTAGATAAACCATTAACCAATACCTTTTTCAGCCGCCGCTTTATCTTGTTTATAATTTTTATATGTCATACCAGCAGATAATAATGTTTCACCCATTTTATATTTTTGTGCAGTAAGTAATCCAGTTGTTTCTGCATCCATTGCCGCATTTCTAACAAAAACTCTTTTTTCTAAAAATAACATATCATTTTCAAATTCTTCAAAATCTGCATTAGCTATAAGTAAAGGTGAACCAGAAAATTGCGCACCACTTGCACCTATTCTTGCTCTTTGTGCAGACATTAATTTTGCTTGTTCTTTTAATTTCTTTTGTTTTTCGTATTGAAATGACAATTCATTTTCATATTTATTCCAAGCCGCATTGGCTTTAATTTGTTTCATTTGTTGTCTTTGACCCATAATGGTAACTGCTGTACTAGCCGCCATTAAAAAAGGTATCATTTGAAATGCCATATTTTACTCCTTAATCACTTGTTACTAATGTTCCTGTTATCCCCAATACCGTCATTGGTAAAGGTTGTTCTTGTTTTATAATAATTTGTCCATCTCTATCCCATCCTAAATTAATTACCCTTTTATCTCCAGTAAATTCTGAGATATTTTGGCCCATTGGCGTAGATGATGTTCTAAATGGTAATTGATCTCCATTTATATTAATACCAACAGTTTTATGTAATCTTACTAATACTTCATTATATCTTTTTTTTCTACCTTGTGCAGTACCAGCAGATGCACCAGCTTCTACTCTCATAGTTTTTAATTGTGAAATATAACCAAGACCAATCTCTATTGATTTGTAACCTGTATTTGCAGGTAAACTAATAGTAATTGATCCACTTGATACTGTTTGATTTGGATATACAGCATCACCAATAAGTATTTGTACATCTTCACCTTCTAAATGATCTAAACCTGTTATTGTAGAACTACTTGCATTTACTGTTGTAGATAATGCACTATCCATATTTAATTTTTTATCTAAATATTCTATGTGTTTTACAATGTTATTATTTATTTTTCTTTCAACAATAACCCATGTTTGATTTTCTAAATCTTCAGAAATAGTACAAACAGATTTAACTTTTGCTTGTGCTTCTATACTTTGAGTTCCAACACCTGCTGTTATTTGTAATACAGTTCTATCAATTGCTTGTTCATAACTATCTGCAAATTCAATATTATTAGCATCAATTTTAATAATATAATAATATTCGTTATCTTGTAAGCCACCTAATTTAGTTCCGCCATCTGCTTTGTATAAAACTTTATCACCTGTTTCAAAACCATGATTAGTTATTGTAATATAACCATTAAAATTAGGATCAGTTGTTTTAGGTGTTACATCTGTTGCGGCATCAAATGTTTGTTTAAATGAACCACCAATAATATGTCTATGCCAAGCAACAACATCTTCTTCTCTTTGATAAGTTAAACCTAATAAAGTTCCATCTTCTCTTACTGCCCAATAAATACTTTGTGGTTCTTGTGCGTAATCAACATCAACTATTCCATTACCTGTAATATGTTCTGCAAGTAATGTCATATCTGGTGCTAAATACGCATCATCTTCAAATCTGTATGCTAATTCTCTAATTTTTTTTCTTTGTCTTTGTACAAACAAAACAGCGTTACCAATTTGAATAGGTTGTGTACTATAACCACCATATGTAGTTTGTTGTGTAATTTGTACGTTATCAGGCTGTAAAGGCTCACCAGTTGGTCTTCCTACTTTAAATTCACCACCAGCAGTACCAACAATTAAATCTCTAGCAGGTGCTAACCATCTTATTGTATTAACTTTGTTTGCGGCAATTGTATAAATAAAACTATCTGCTGGGCTACCATCACCTGCATGAAAATGCTCATAAAAACCACTTTCACTAGCCCATATAGTTTGTGGATAAAATGTGCTTCCACCAAATATTAATCTTTGTTCAAAAAATGAAACTGTTTTAGGATATCCTGTGTGTTCAGACCAAGCGCCTAATGCCCAATCAGTTGTAGCAGTTGCAGAACCTAAATCTTGTTTTATTTCCCATGTAACAACTGTTGCTGATGTATAAGCAGTAATAACACCCCATCCATCTTTCATGCTTATTAATCTTCCAACATCAGAAGAATGAAAACCATTATTTTCATATCCAAATGAAGTTCCAGATGCAGTTAATGTTCTACCTGTACCAATATTTTGATGTGATGATGTAAATGTTATACTACTTTCGTTAGCATCTAAATAAGGCCCATTTTGAAATTCAACTTCTGTAAGTGTCCAAGACGTATGACCTGTTCTAGATAATTTTCTAGGTTTTAATGTTTCATGTACAATGTACATAACGTCTGCTGATTGTGTAAATTGTATTTCATACAACATACTTTCTGTAAATGGAGTTGCTATTTCGTAAGCTGATCCACCAGAAGTTATTTGTCCATTGTCTTTATAAAATCTAATATATTGATCTCCAAATTCTAATACATAAGATTGTTCTATATTAAATTCAAAAGGTATAAGTCTAGTTACTTTAGAACTATCTTTTACTTCTTTTACAAATCTTGTACCATATCTTCTTGATGCGCCGCCTTGTGGAAATACTGTCATGTTTTCCATAATCTCAACACCATTATTATATTTTTTAAAATCAACTTGACCAGCAAGTTTAGGTGTTAATTCACCAGCAGTAAAATTAGTTTGAAAAGGATGTACTCTAGCCATTATCTTCGGAAAGTTGTAAATGTGTCAGAAACAAGATCATCAATAAATCCTTCTTGTCCATCAACACTACGGGCTTCCGAAAGTTTATATTCATAGAGTTTCTGCATTTGGGTTTGTAATTGAACAGAATTTGTAACTGGATATGCTAAATCTGTTGCCAATTTTGCAGTTAATGTATCAACAAACATACTGTCAAATAAAGTAGGATTAGTAATTCTAGCAACATACATAATGTTTGCTGTGCCTTCATCTGTAAGTAATACTCTACCATGTGTAGCTACGTTTTCTACTTTAAAAATAAAATGCGGTTCTTCCATGCTTAATACTCTTAAACAATCTGAAGGTAATGAAAATTGATTAGCATAACCATAAGCGGGTGCTGTTGCTAATTTTGCTAATGATGCTCTTGTTGCCGCAAAATTCCAAGTGTGTAGTCTTAAAACTGCATCTCTTGCATCTGGGTAAAATGAATTACAAAGTCTGGCTCTTTCAGTATCATCTGTAAGTGATGTAATAGGATCGTCACCTAATCTTCTTAATGCATTTGAACAAATTGAAACTTCTGTAGCCATAATATCCTTTTAATATATTAAAGGGCCATATATTGCAATGGCCCTCTAAAGGTAAGTTGAAATTGTAAGTATATTATACGTTACAAGCGATTTCTACAACTTTTTCGTCTTCAACTCTAGTAGCACCAATCGTCATAGATAGGAATACTTGAGTTGCGTAGTTCTTGTCATCTCTTTCAGATATTCTTGTTTGGATATCTCTACCTAAAGCAAGACCAATAGCTGATTGAGTGAAAGCTAAAGCAAGGTTATCACCAGAACCATCTTGAGCAATTCTTTCAGTTCTAATGAACTTGAAGCCCATGAAAGTATCTACTTGACCTGCAACAAGTGCTTTAACACTATTGTAGTCAGCAGAAGTGATTTTTTCTTCACCTAGTAAAGCTGTGATCTCTTTAGCTGAACAAATTAAATATTTTTGTTCATCTGGATCAACGTCAGATGCATCTAGGATTTCTTTAGCAGAGATAAGTTTATCTACTGATAAAGATGAAGTTCCTACAGCTATTTGTTGTGACGCAGGTAATGCGATAGTAGTAGCACCAGCTACACCACCAAATGCATTTCCAGAAGCCGCCGCAATAATAGCGTCATCCATTGCTCTACCCATAGCGTAAGCACCAGCTTTCGCATATTCAGATTGAGGTGAAATCAACATTCTTACTTTGTCCTCTTGGTCAATTAAATCAGCCCAATCGTAGTCAGCCAATGTAACTTTTCTTCTAGAGTGAGGAGTATCAATCTGAGGAGTGTTTGAATGTCTTGTTGTTCTTACTTGTGCCGCAGTAGCGCCAATTCTTTCAAAGTAGTGAGATGTACCTGTTACTGTTTCAGATTTCACCGCACCTCTTAATCTAGAACCTTTTTGTTGCGCTAGATGAAACACATTACTTTTGTATTGTTCTACAAAAGCTGTTGTTATTTGTGTACTCATGTTTTTAGTCCTTTATTTAAAAGTTAAGAATAGGGGGTATAATACAAATGCATTAAACCATATTCTCATTAATCGGTCTTTATCCTTACGGGAAACCTTATTGTAATAACGATACAATCAACACGGTTTTATAGTCCACATGACTTGGAAGTTTGTTGTCCTTTACGGGCAAACTTACTGTTGTAATAATATCACAATTGTGACTTATTTACCATATACTTTTTCATGTAATTGTCGCATTTTTTCTACAGCAATTTCATGGTTTGGATGTGATGGATCAAAATAAGCATGACTTGTATCAGCCATAATATTATTAATTTCTTCTTTAGCATCTAATGGTGATACAGCTAATCTATTATTAGTAGTATTTTGAGCCATATCTTCTGTTACTTCTTTACCAATAGTTGCTAAAAATTTTAATACAGCAGGATTATTACCAGCAGATGTTTCGGTTAAAAGAGTTCTTAACTCATCATCACCATAAACATTTAATGCTCTATCTGCGGCTCTAACATTTTTATCATAATCATAGCCCCATTCTTTTTTAAGCACTTCTTCTGCTTGTGATTTTTGTTGAGCCATTACTGAACCTTCATTGTTTAAATTATTTTGAGTAGATTGAACTTGGTATTCCATTAACGCATTAACTTGTTCATTATTTAATCCAATTTTATGCGCTACGTTTTTAAATTGCTCAACATCTTCTTTTTTAAAATAATCAACCATTTCATTTGGTATATTAATTTCGTATTTACTAGCGTCTTCTGGTCTTCCTAATTTATTATAAAGTTCTGCTTTTTCTTCATCTGTTTTAGGAATAGGTACTCTACTGCCTAAAACTTTTTGTTGATGTATTACTGTTTTAGCAAGACCTTCAACATCTTTAAAATTAGCAAGTGTTGGATCGTTTTTTAATTCGTCAGATAGTGATGATTTCCAATCTTGATTATCACTTTCTGATCCAAGAACTGTATTAGCTGTTTCTTGTATTGAATTAGCTATAGTAGTTTCTGGATTGTCAGTTGTGGTCGTTTGTTCATCAGACATTTTTATCCTCCTTTAATAGATTTATTATTCTGATTAATACCGATCTTTGTCCTTCACGGTATGATGTTTCATGGGGATCATTTTTTATAAATGAACTCCTATGATAATAAGCAGACGTTAAATCTGCTAATACCTTCTCACCTTCTTTAGATGAAAATGTAATTTTGTATTGTTGTTTTAATTGTTTTAGATCATTGTCTTGATCTTTTGCCATATTATCCCGTCATATCGGCCATACCCATATCATCTACCATATCAGACATTGCTGATTGTACATTAGGGTCAGCTAATTTTTTAGTTGCGTCAGCTTGTGTGTTCATAGCTTGTGCTTGTGCTTGTGCTTGTTGTGCCATTGCCGCTTGTTGTTGTGCTTCTGCTTGTGCGGCTCTCATTTCTTGAACTTGCTCAGTACCTCTCATAACAGTTTTTGGTACACCTAATAATTTTGCTCTCATTCTAATTGCGTTATCGTGATCTATGTTATCCATAATAGCAGGATCAACTTGCGCAATATTCATAGCTAATTGATATAATCTTTCAATTGCAACTGCTTCTTCCATTCTTTGTGATCTAGCTAATGGCCCAACATATTCTACATCAATTGTAGTATCTCTAATTACATCTGGTGCTGTCATTAAAGCACCTGCTCTAAACATAATTCCAAATACTCTTTCAATTAATGGATTTAAAAATTCTGATTGGAAACGACCTAATGTTGGCCCTAATAATCTTTGCATCAATTCATATCTAACTTGAACTTCTGTTGCTGTCATTTGTGGGCCTTCTTGTAATTGTAATTGGTCTGAATAATATGCTTGTCTAATAGCAGTTCTTAATTGATTTTCTTTCATGTCAGTTATTTGCCAGTTAGAACCAATTTGTAATGGTTTAACAGCGCCATCATTTCTAATAACTGTAATACCAGCAGGTGTCATTCTAACTCTACCAATTACACCGTCATCTTGAACAAGTAATGGTGGGTCAATTGCTTTAGCCCATGCTTTTAATCCAATCTCAACTGCTTTGTTTAAAGTTTTAATATCTGGTAACGCATTATAACTTGGTGATCTTCCAAAAATTTCACCAGTTGCTTTAGACCATCTAGGTACTAAATATGGAAACTCATTATAACCACCTGTTCTAACAACCATTTTATCTTCTTCACAAACGTGACAAGAATGGAATGGAAGTTTAGTTGCAGTTTTACCAATTGCTCTTTCGTAATCTGCTGTTGGTTCTACTGCATGAATAAATGTAAAATTTTTTTCTGGTTTTTCTCTAGCCGCTTTTAAAACTTTTTCACCTAAATTATCTTCACCAAATTCTTGAACAGCTTGTCTAGCTGTTAATTTATATTTTCTGTAAAGTGTATCAACTGTACCATTTATATTTTCTTGAATGTAATATTCTGCAATGTGTAAACAATTAAAATGAATACCATCTGTATCAAAACCATTTTTACCTTCTTCAACAAAAATTGCACCAGTACCTATTGAGCAAAGATCAAGATATAACTCATGTACTTCAGTATTAAAATTTGTTTCGTTAAAAGTGTCGTACATTCTTTTTGCAGTATCTTCTAACCACAAAGCAACTTCTCTATTTTGATTTAATACTTCATCTCTTAATTTAATTGAAAACCATGCTAGTGATGGTGATGTAAGTGTTCCTTGTAATGAAGCGGCTAATAAATTGTTAGCAGTTATTGCTGTACTGTCATACAATACTTCAGTTCTTTTTTCACCTTTAGTTCTTAAAGTAATAACGTCTGCTTTTCTTGGCATAACATAATCTAAAATTTCTTGCCAATGAGTTTCCCATGTGCCTCTACTTTCTTCCATAGAGCCAAGACGTTTTTTAATATACTCGTATGAAGCCATATTATTTTATTCCGCCACCTAATACTGTTTTTTCTGTATTAGCTTCTTCAGTTACTCCTTGTCCAGAAGTAAGTATAGTTCCGTACATTCCTTTTTTCTTTGAGCCTAACATTTTTTCTTTTTCTGCCGATAATTTTGCTTCTGCTTCAGCAGTTTTATCAGTTACTATTGGATCAACTGGTGGTGGCATTTGTGGTGCTGATTTCATTCCCATAATATTATATCCATTTACATTCTTGTTTTAACATACCGTAAATTGCGGCATCTACAAATTTATTACCAATTTTCATGGTTTGTCTGCATACACCTTCTTTAACAAATCCAACGCCTTTTAACAAGCGTTCATTTCTTTTGTATTCATTACGACACAAAGCGGTTATTCTACTACATTTTAATTGAATAAAACAGTATAAAAATACCATTTTTAAAAATCGTCTTTGACAAACTCTAGGAGTATCTAATGCTAAATGAATAAAAATATTATGACCATCATAATCAGAAAATAATACTCCTCCCATAATATTATCTTTTCCAGATACATCTCTTTCAACAAAACCTATAAAAGAAAATTTATTATCTAAATCTGTATTAATATGTGCTTTTAGTGCAACGTAATTAAATATTGGCTTACGCCATTCTTCTTCTGTAACTGCTACAATCACTATGCTTTTATACCGCCACCTAAAATAGTTTTAGAAACATTTGCTTCTGCTTCATCACCAATTGAAGATGTTAAAATAGTTCTTTGACTACCACCATAACCTATACCTAATGCTGATCTTTTCTTTTTTTTAGCTTCTTCTTCTGTTTCTGGAACTGTTGTTTGTGGTGGTTGAGTTTGAGGAGTTTGAGTTTGCATTTGATTTCCTCCACCATCCCCTTTAGCAATTGTTCTTCCCATTGCATCTAATGTTCCTTGACCTCTACCAGTTATATATCTTTTATAATCTGCAAGAGTATTTTGAAAACCTAATTTACCTGCAACATTTTTTTGAAAATAATCTCTATTTATTTCAAATGTTTTTTGTCTTAAACCTTGAGCCATATTCAAACCTAAATTTAATAAAAAAAAAGGTGTGTCAGCTTTTGGTACTTGGTAATTATTTAATTGAGATTGACCAGTTGCTAACGCTGTTTTTTGTGCGCTTGATTTAATTTGAGAACTAGTTGCTACACTTGTTGTAGATGATCCGCTACCTGTATGTGGATTTGGTCTGCTTGTAGTTTTTGTTGGCGAAGATTTTTTTGATGATGTAGTTTTTGCACCAGAATATCCAGATGAAAATGGTGAACTTGATGAATATGATTTTCCTGCCATGTTATTTTTTAATTAAATATGTTAAACTCATAATCAGATTGTATTTGTAAACGATCATAAGATTTTGTTCTAGCTTTTCTTAATGACATAACTGCATATCTCATTGCTGAAATAACATCATCATTAGCTGGTACGATCTTACCATCTTTTCTATGATACATTCGTAATTCTTCTAACAGTTTACCTTGATTTTTAAAAATTTTCAACCTTTGTGTCTTAAACCTAGTATATATCTCTTGAACACCAGCTTCTACAGAGTTACCGCCAGAACCTTCTTTTTGTCCATTTGCAGGTGGATTACTAAAATGTTCTCTAGTCATATTAACACCTTCATCTTTGTATTGTTGTGTTAAACTTTTACCAGAACCTTTGTCAGCTTGTCTTCCATCCATAGGCCATACTACAGGTATATATCTACCTCGCATTTTAATTGCTGATGCATGAATAGGTACTGCTTCTTGCCTCATAGCATAACTATCATAAACATAAGCTGTATCTGTATCTCTATCCCAAGCAACCCATACTGCGGCTGTTGGGTGATCCCATCCAAAATCTAAACCACAAATTTTGGGCCAATGATCTGGTATTTGTATTTCATCAATTACAACATCTTCTTCTGCTACAGGAAATACTAATCCAGAACCTAATTGTGGTATTCCACGTTCACGCATTTTTCTTTCATGTGGTGGTAATGCAGATAAAATTTGTTCTCGTACTTCTGGTGTCATATGAGGTGCATCATCCCATCCTGCTGTAATTAATGCTTGTCCTTTACGTAAATTATTTAAAAATTGAGCAACTGTTTCTGTCATACCGCTTTCTGGTGTAAATGTCATATAAACAATACCACCTTTATCGGCTGTACGTGTTAGTGATTGAGTATAAATTGGTGTAGGCGGTTCTTCATCAAGCCAGATCACATCTACGCTTTCTCCCATCCATTTTTCTTTACCCATATCATAAGATTTAAAACCTATTCTAGAATTACCTCCAGATTTATGTTTAACAATTACAGAGTTTAATGCATTAGGTACACCTGCTTTTCTAATAGTATCAACTATATATTTTTTAGGTATAGAACCTGTGCCTTTTGCGGCAGGATCGTCTGGTTGGCCGATAAGTTCTTTTTGGCAAACATCCCTAGTGGTTTCGTTAGAAACTCCCCCAGCCCAAGCACGTATTGGTCTGTTAAACCGTTTACCTTCCCACCACGTTGGGTAGTGACCCGTCACATGGTATGCCATTTCCATAGCCCCACAAAAAGACTTACCGATCCTATTACCAGCCATAAGCAATCGCTGTTGAGCAATTGTATTATGAAATTTTGTTTGGTATTCGTATGGTAAATAGTCATTCATACGATTAGTAGCTTTTCTATTTTCTAATTCTTTAGCAATTTCTACTGCTCTTGCTAATGCTTCATCATTCATTTTTTAATATATATTTTCTACGTAATTTTCTGTCGTTGTCTAAAGCCCATATTTCTTTTTCAGTTCGTTCTAGTTTACTATCAAATCCATAGTGTACTTTAGCTGTATTTTTAAACCTATCAACAAGAACATATCTATATACATAATTACCTTTTTTAAAATGCAATATTGTTTGTAAATCCTTAATAGGTTTAACCATAAGCACTAATAGTTTAAATTTTTTATATATGCAACCTATTAACTTAGGTTAATACTAAATATACCCCATGAGTTTGCGGAGTTATCCATTGATTAATGACACAAATAGCGTTTTGGGGGGTGGGGGGTCAATCTACGGGCGTTCCTCACCATGTTTGTCCCGTGTCTGTGTGTGTGTATGTAGGAGAAAGAGAACAAAGCAGGGGTGATTAATAACCAGACCGCATCACATGAGCCAACAGCAGGGGAAGGCGTGTGTGTGTGTGGACATCCTTCTTCAAGCCATAATACGCAGGTAATCAGAGTGATAAGCCTTCTACTGTACTATAGGTCTTATGCTTATGTGTGTGTCTGTGTGTGGGATTAAGAGGCTAGTTTAAAGAGCCAGACCCATCATCATTGTCGGTAAGTTTGACTATCTTCATTGTACCTAGCAAATGGTCTAGTTCAGCTTTAAGTTCCTCGTCTGTCTTCTTACCTGTGACATCCTCTATCTTTGTCGTAGTTTGATAGCCTGTTCTGTCTAGTAGGGAATTGATAGCGCCAAGCTGTACTGAAGGAGTAGTCTTGTCGTTTTCTATTAGCTTACGTAACTTATCCACCGCAATGGGTACGGCTGATCCAAGTAGCTTTTTAGTAGCTGTATCTATTTGATTAGCTAACTTGTTTTTTAGTTCATAACCCTGTTGCTCGGCAGTCTTCTCGGAGTAACCCGCCTTGATGCAAGACTGTGTTGCGTTGCCTGTTTGACTAAAGTATTCAATGAACAGTTTTTGTTTGTCTGTAAGGTTTTGTGACATATTTGCAACATTATAAACTAAAGTTTTTTTTTATGCAATAGCTTGACAGTATTTAATTATTTATGCTAATTACTTAACTTATGTTAATTAAAAAAAGGAGAGAAAACATGAGTAAAACAATGCCTAGTGCAGAACACATTATTAAAGTTTTAGCTGATGAGTTAAAGCAGGAAACTGTGTCTGTAATTAAAAGCGATAAACCTACTATGACCGTTTATGATGTTGAACCAACTCTTGAAGAAGCCCAGAAAGCTGTGGGCGGTTATGTTGAGTTAATCGATCTTTATGAAATTGGTGAAGGTTGTCTGTTAGTTGATGAGGAAGCTAAGTTAAAAAGAAAACCTATCAATGAACTAGCTACCAAACTTTATAATAAATTGTTTAACGGTGTAATCGTGGGTGATGTTATTCATATCAAGCAGGAGAATAGGAGGGAATGGTAATGGGTTGGTCAGAATACATTAAACAAGCAATTGAGGTAGGGCTGAAAAGCCCTATCCCTTACAAAGTTATTCCATATAAAAATGGAGTAGGCATTAAAAAAATAGAGTTTATTAATATAACTAAAAAGGAGAAATAAAATGGAACTAGCATTAAAACTATTATTGTTTTTTATTGGTATGGGATTATCAATAATAGGCATATCAACCGCATTACACTCTACTCACATGATTTTAGGCGTACTAATTTTCGTTAGTGGATTTGTGATAACATTTTCAAGTTTTAAACCAACTCATAACTAAAAAGGAGAAATAAAATGGGATATACTAACTATTGGACACAAAAAACAAACTTTACTGACAACGAATGGAAAAAAGTAAAAATGGAGGCTGACTATGTTCGTAGTTGGTCAGAAATATCAACTATATCTAAATACGTTGGAGTTGATATTAAAAAAGATAAAATTGAGATCGTGGGTGCTTGTGAAACTTTCGTTCTTAATAAGTTTGCTAAAGTAAAACCAGACTACGAGGGCCAAGACGTTAGCCTTCATTTTTGTAAAACACGTGAAACTGTCTATGATCTTGCAGTTTGGCATTTGCTGACCGCTTGTGCTTATATCAAATCAGATTTTGAGATAAGTCGTGACAATCATAATATTTATGAAAAAACTCAAACAGTTGAGGTTGAAAGCGATAAGCCTCTAGCTGTAAAGTTTAAATCAAATGATTATTGTGAAAACAATGAATTGCCTTTTGACCAAGTTAAATACTTTCAAATGTTTGATGAAGATAATGAGGATAAGACTAAAACTACATGGGTAAGATTTAAACTTAAAAATAAGTTAAAAGGCAGAAAAGCTAATGGCTTTATAACCGCTATTGATAACGTCTTAAACATGGAACAAGTCAAAGACAATATTTTAAGGAGGTTGTGGGCATAATGTCAAATAAGACAGTTCATAGAATGACTATAGCAACAGGAGTAATAATGTTTCTTGTTGGTATAACATTAGCTGTTTATGTTGAGGCCGTTTTTGGCCTCATCATAAGCGGTGGGGGTTATATAATTTTTAACAATGCAATCAGAGGAGATAAATAATGGCTGAACAAAATAACGCAACGGATTTTATACAATCTAGTAACAAAGCTAGGGCGTATGAAAAAAACAAAAATCGTATTATTAATTTGGAGTTAAAAAAAGAAACCATTGATATGCCAATAGAGGTTGAGCATTATGGTTGGTATTCAAATGATTATGATTTTGGAGAAAAATATAAACCTTACAGAGATTGGATAGAAAAAGATCATGGAGTAAAATGGGATGATTATGAATGTGGAATGTTAGATCACGACACTACAATGATGCAAAATTTTTGCGATCAAAATAATTATTCTATTGATTGTCATTATGATGACAAAAGTGATGGAATATATTTAATTAAACAACAGGAGAAATAATATGCAAGAGATGAATAAAATAGATACGTTTGTAGGTAAAATTCATACAGAATTTATGAATAAACCTAGAACACCAGAACAAAGTATGGTTGCTGATTTACAATTTTCAGCTAATCTAATGAAGATGGCCATTTGGAATTTAAAGAGATGGTCAAAGACTACAAATAAACCTAATAAGGCATGGAAGGATATACTTAAAAAAATAATAAAGGAGGAACAATAATGCAATTTTTAGGAAAAACCCCAAAAGATTGGAAGGCCCTTGAATTATATTACAGACGTGAGTGGTTATGTTTTGTAATTGGTTTTATAATTGGCGTTTTAATTTAATTAACATACAATTAAGGGTGTTCGTACATTTCTTTGTACAACACCTTTAATTTTTTATACTTATCCATTAATTTCAAATATTTTAATTTCCATTGATGCTTAATTTTGATTGATTTAGCTTTTTCTTTTTTTGCTCTATCAAGTTTAACCATATAACCTAATAGTAAATTACGGCCTACGGCCTTGTCTGTTGTATTTTTTATAAGATCGCTTTTCAGACTTGGACTTCGTTTTTTTATGTACACGTATCCTCTTTTTAGGTTTTGGTCTTGGGTGAAATTCCTTGAAGTTCTGTTTTGCCATTTTCAGTTTGGTTCAATACTTTTAAATCAATAATTTGTTTTAAAGTATTAAGTTCCTTTTCTTTTATATTCATTTCATCATTATAAGATTTTAAGACATTTTGCAACGCATCAAGCAGAAATTTGATCTGTTGCATACCCATAAACTTTACAGCCATAAATAGTTTGGTTTCTTTAGCTGTCATACGTACAGACATTTTTCCATCTTTTACAACACTAAAACCGTGTCTTTGCATTTCGTTATCAAATTTACTTATCCAATCAATACCATCAATATTCATCATGTTATCAATCTTGTTAGCATCATATTCATTTAAAACTTCATATAGTTTATTAATCATTTCCTCTCCTTTTTTAATTTCATTCATATACAGACTTTACCATTGTTAATGTTTGTTGCAACAGTTCTTTTTGAGTTCCCCATTTTTTTGTAAAAGATTTAGGACTATAATGATAAGCGTCTTTACCCTGTCTGTGATGTCTTGGGCATAATGGTATAACTTCAAAATTACTAGCTTTGCGCCCGATACCTGTAAGGTTTTTTATGTGGTGTAGTTCAGCAGGGCTATCTGGAAAACCCATTTTGTTGCAAATCAAACAACCCAGACCAGCAACTTTATTCATGTGGTCTTTTTCTTGTTTAGTTTTTGTACTCATTGTAATCAAAATCTTTTTTGTAAAAAGTTTTACTACCTATTTTTTTGATTTTAAGTATATTTTTATTAGCAATAATCATTTCATCACCTACTTCATTGTGTGAAAATGACATAGTAAAAATATGATTATATTTTGTTTTTTTAATTAAATACCCTTCAGTAAAACATACCTCACAAGTGTCTTTACTAGCCTCTTTAATGTCTTTCCATTCGCATGATGATGCATGGTCTTCCCACCAACATTCATATTTATCTAGTTTGTAGTAATATGGGTCTTTTCGTTTAATCTTTTTTGAGGCCATAATGTTTTGCTTCTTTCATTTGATTAATCATTTTAGTTTTCCATGTTTCAAAATTAATCTCAATCATTTTCTTTTCCCAATTCCATTTAGCTTCTTCACCAACAGCATCAGCTAATTCATCAATATGTTGTTTATATCTATCATCTGATCT